CGTGGTACTCAGATATCTGCACAAGATCTTGATGACGAAGATTTTTCATTAGTCATCGATAAAGCTAACTACTTTGCGTTTCATTGAGGACGCATTCGGGAGTAATCCCGTCTAAAGAACTAGGTGAATTGTCTGGGACACCCTAACGTAAAGTCGAGGGCAATCAGCAGCCAAGCCTCTGAATACAGAGGAAGGTTCAACGACTATTTCGCAAGAAAGTACACCCAAGCGGGTGGAAGCGCCTAGCCCCTAAATTTAGGGTGATGATATAGTCTCCTCTGCATAGATAATATGCAGCAGTTCATAAGAGAACGGGTAGATAATTAGCGTAATCTACTGAAGACAAAGGTAAATTGGACGATATTGAAGAATCTATGTCGCACATTAATTTTCTGAGCCTAGCTACAGATCGTGCGGCCCATCGTTTAGCAGATCAACATGACCAAGAAGTCCTTGGCTACATGTCTGGTTACAAGCAGACTGCGCTTCATGGTGCAGCAGATACAGTAAATGACCAGGTCAATGGTGATAAAGCTGTAGACTCTACTGGGTCAGATGAATTGCTAACAAGCATGAAGCTCATAAAAGGTTCATTCGGCAACATTACCACATCATCTGCCGGTGATCATGCAATCCCACTCGCAGTACGTCTGCCTGGGGCAACAGCACTACCAACTGCAACAGCTTCACCAATGATGGTTGTAGCTCGTATGGCACGTCTTCTTGACCAACAGCAGGTTGATACACAAGGGCGTTGGCTGGTAGTCGATCCGGTGTTCTGCGAAATCTTGCGAGACGAGCAAAGTTCATTATTTAACAATGACTTCGGTGAATCTGGTGGGCTTCGTAATGGTCTGATCTTGAAGAATTTGCACGGCTTTCGTGTATATACTTCCTCGAATCTTCCAGCAGTTGGTACGGGTCCAGGTACTTCTGGCACAAGTAACCAGAACACGAACTATGGTGCAATCGTAGCTGGTCATGACTCTGCTGTCGCAACTGCGGAACAAATCAATAAAGTTGAAACGTATCGTGATCCAGACAGCTTTGCAGACATTGTTCGTGGGATGCACATGTATGGCCGGAAAATTCTCCGTCCAGAAGCACTCGTAACCGCCAAATATAACGCAGCATAGTAGGGAGGATATAAACTATGGCTACTTTAACTGCCCTCTTATCACCAACTCGTGGTAATGGCTCACCTTCTCGTAATCCTTATATGCAAGAACTTACTATTGATCTGACCGCACAGGCTATTGACTGTTCGTCTGGTGATATTGTTCAGTGTATTACAGTCCCGGCGAACACAGTAATTTTGTGGACCGGCGTACAGGTTATGGAAAGCGCAACTCAAAATACTGGGACTGACGCAACTGTCCTTCTTGGTACGGCGATTGACGCTAACGAGTATGTCGTTGCCTTTGACATTGATGGTGCAGCAGATCTTGCTTATGCCCCAACAGTTGCTCAAGCAGGTGTCCTTGTATCGGCTGCGGCTGACACATTAGACCTGACTTTTGCAGGTTCTGGTGCAACATTCACAGCAGGTAAACTTCGTGTATACGCAATGCTTATGGACGTAAGTGAAGTTGGCGACTTGACTGCTAATGAAGTTGATCGTGACTTACTAGCATAAAACTTTTGGGGCTGGCTTAACCGCTGGCCCCATTACTTTATCTAAAGGTATACCATGCCAACCACATTTATTTCTCTATGTAATCAGGTTGCCAGACGGCTCAATGAAGTTGAGATCGTGGAAGGTGACTTTGCTTCAGCTACAGGTGTGCAGGCACTTATTAAAGATGCCGTAAAAGCCTCTGTTGCTAAAATTAATCAGATGGAATTTGAGTGGCCGTTCAATGCCGCTGAAGAAACTGATCTTTTGGTTGTAGGACAAGAAGAATACAGTTGGCCTAATTTTTTCAAGGTGGTTGATTGGAACAGTTTTCAAATGCAAGCTAACGCTTCGTTAGGTGCGGGTTTCACAACATTAGAATTTATTGAGCGAGATACTTACTATAAAAAGTACAGAAACGCTGACCACACATCTGGAACCACAGGAATTACTATTCCACGGTTTGTTTTTCCATCTCACGGAAACGGCTATGGGGTAACCCCAAGCCCTGACAAAGCATACACGCTAAAATTCAGATACTTCCTAAATCACACGGACATTACACTGCATGATGATGTTACCCGCATCCCGTCCAGCTACGATACCGTATTAATCGATGGTGCGCTTTATCATCTATATATGTTTAAATCGAACATGGAAGCTGCACAGGCTGCTTACGCCACTTATGAACAGGGCGTTAAAAATCTGCAATCTTTGTATATAAACAACTACGCTTCAATCCGTGACACAAGGATTGCGTTTTAATGCCGGACAATATTCAGTCCTTTAAGTTAATCTGTTCTGGTGGCCTCAACTCCAATGAAAATCATTTGGATTTGTCGGATAATAACCCAGGCGCAGCAAGCCGTTTGCTAAACTATGAGCCGTCACTTTTTGGCGGCTATCGGCGTATTGAAGGCTTTTCTGAATTTGATAGTGATTTCGGAATTGTGACCGTAGCTGGTTCCGTAACTGGTGACGGCAAAGTTCTTGGCATTGCCATTTTTAAAGATGACGTAACAGGCGGTACTACAATCATAGCGGCCCGTAAGGATGCGGGTGCAGCTACTTACTCATTTTATTTCTACACGGCTAACGTGGGCTGGAGAAAGTACACACTTAACCACTCTGCTTCCAGAGCGATGACTGCAAACGGTGAAACTGTTGACCGCCTTAGACACGTTCAATTTAACTTCGGGACCGGAAATAAGATTTGTTTTGTAGACGGCGTCAATGAAGCTATTATTTTTGATGGCGCACACTGGGAAGAATTAAAAAGTGGAAACAGTGGCGGATATTCTGCGAGTAGTAGTCACAACTCTGGTAATGGCACAGGCGGCGGCGCAAAAGCACTCAACGCCCCTGCTCTTGTAGATGTTTTTGAGAACCATCTTTTCTTAGGTGGCCATGAAGCAAGTAGAGCGGCAATCGCTCATTCGGCTCCAAATGATCCATATACTTGGACCGCTGCGGCTGGCGCTGGGCAGATAGCGGCTGGCTTTGATGTTGTTCAGATTAAACCGTTCCGTGACAACCTATTTGTATTCGGTAGTAAGAATATTAAAAAGATTACTGTTAATGCATCCAACGCATTTGCCCTTGAAAACGTCACCACCAACATTGGCTGCGTGGCACGG